ATTATACTTTCTTCTCTTGTGGCATACAACTGCAAAACAGGATCTGATATTAATTGTATACCTTGCCCTTTATATAACTCTAACATACTTTTTAATACTGATATGGGAACCTTGTTATATTGTGGAGGTCTAAAAACGATATGCCCCTGCGTGTCAACAAAAAATTCAAAATCTAAAATTTCAGCAACTGTTTTACATAAATTATACACATCCGCCCAAGTACTTTTAAACATTTCTGGGGATTGTTGTCTCATTTGCAAAACAAATGCTTGAATATCATAATCCTTATCATACTCATCTGACACAATTAATAAATTCTTATCAAGATTATATATGACATCTTCTTTTCTTCTTTGAGTCATATATAATAATTTGTCACCATAAGTTTTAATATCATCACTGTCTTTCATATCAAACATTACATCGTTGCCAGCAACCTGAACTATAGCATTTTGTATTTTTGAAGGATCAAGGTCTGTTTTTAACTGGCTCTGAATAGAAGTTATTTTCGTTCTAATTGCCGATTGTTGCGCTTTTAAAGAAGAGACTAAACCATCTATTTCTGTAGATCTGGTAGGGCTATCAAAATTAAATATCTTATCAGATATATCTGCTTCTTTTGCTCTTAATTGTTGCAATTCAGAAGAGATACCAGTAAGCCTAATTTGCAAACTAGTTGCCATTGCCAATGCTTCTGGCGATACACTTACTGTTTTATATGGAATAAAGTTTCCATTTATCTTCACATTTGTGCTTTGAAAATCTAAAAACGTACTGAAGAAATCTTTATTTGCATCCATAGATGAGTTTGGAATAAAAGCACTTTTTGTACTTTGAATAAAAGTAGCAGCATTATATGGAATCCCAGAAACCAATATACTAATTATATTTGCAGCATCTAAATTATCAAAAGCAGAGTTTGACCAAAAGAAACCAATATCTCTTCGCAATGCCCTTGAATCAACTAATGATAAATTCTTTGCATCTCTTAAGAAGTGATTATAGGTTATGGTCATAACTCCTTCTTTCCATTTGTAAGTTAATCCAGGAACATGCTGATATGTTGTTATAACATGACCACCTTGAAAATCTTTACTTACTTCTAACGATTTTAAATTATTTGCTTCTAAACCCTTTTTTGGACCAGCAGGATGAAATGTATACTTTTCATATAAGAACTGCATATTTTCTTCAGACAATTCAGGTTCTCCAATAGGAAGACCTGTTGCTAAATCTGTTTTAATTGACATTGGGGTCAAAGGATCATTAACCAATCCTTGTGTTTGATCTAACGAAGGTTCTTTATTATATCTTGATATCTTAAGCCACTCCATATTGGACGTACCAGTAATACTAAGCGTAAATTTTCCAGTATTAGCATCATATGTATCATTTGCTTCTTTAACAAGACCGCCAAACACATGTGCTCCAGAATTAACTTCTGTTTGTAATTTTCTTACCCTATTAAATTGCTCTTGCGTCATTTCTCCAGGAATACCTTTTTTATATGTATTCCATTCTTGTTCGAGAAAATCATCATCTAAATTGGGAGTTGAGCTTTGAAGAGTCCCAGCATCAGTCATAGAAACCCAACTGTCTTTTTGAGAGCCTACGTTTTCAACTGCTTCTTTAAAATTTCTTGTTCCACCATCTATATATATGTGAATTTCATCCATGGGCTGAATAAGATATTTACCAAGATAAAACAATCGCATTCTGCTGCGAACGTAATTTAAAGAATCCAAAAACTCAGGGATTTCAGCCGCATCAGGTCCACCTGCTTTTTTTGCTTCTAATACAGAATAAACATATTCCTGTAAACTAGCCATAGTTGAATTATATAACTCTTTTTCTTTATCAGAAAAAGATTGTTGTGGAGATACTGTATTAATATCTGCTATTGCCTCGCTTGTTGTATCTAATATTGTATTTAGACCATTATTATAAATTTCAAACGTAACAGTACTTTTATTGTTTGTATTTCTACTAGAATTCAAACTGGCTTCATACATTTGAGCATCAAACAATGCCGCAGTGGCTTTATCGTTAGATGAAAAATTAAAAGGCTTTGTCTCATTAACAGAAAATTCTATATCTTCATCAGTAATAAACAAAATTCTATTTGGGTCTTCTAATGAAAATGAACAATCTCCATTACCATCAAGATCTAAATTTGTTCTAAGTTCTGTTACAGTTGCTATTTCAAATACACCTTGTCCCAAACCAATTTCTGAAATTTCAGGATCAAATGGATCAACAAAATAGGTTGTAGTTAACGCTGGATTTCTTGCCCGAATAACTGCTTCTAACGTTCTATATAAATCTTTTTGTTCAACAGTTATATCATCGGCAACGCTTTTTAAAATTGATAACGCTCCATAATTCAAATCAATCATTTGGGAAATTTTTGTTAATCTTTCATATTCCGCCATGATAAAACATTTTCTTTGAACAAGACGTTTAGTGGCTCTATAGAGCCATTTTTCAGCAGCATTCATATATATTGGATTATATAAATGCTTTAAAGATGAGAAAGTTCTTTTTTTAATAATAACGCTAGCATTTGGAGTTTGGCTATAAACCTGTCTATAACTTCCCTCATCTAAAAGGGGAATCTGCCCTTCAGAACTCCCAACCACAGGTTGTCTTCCACTGCCAACAAAACTATTCTCTACTATCCCTTTGTGTCTATCCATCAACTTTTGAATAACAGCATTTGTATCTTCTTCTAATTTAATAATGTCAGGAGTAATACCACTACCATTATCGGAAGGAGTTAAAAAACCTAAAAATCCAGGAACACCTTGTGCTGGCTTTGGATTAGATGGAAAATATCCAGCTGCATCTATTTTTGATGAGAATTTAATTGCCATTAGATCTCCAGATCATTTATTATATTCGCCTTTAAATGAATAAGCGGTTATCTTAGAATTTGCATTATTATAAGAGCTATTGCTCTTTTGAGCACTTCTATGCCATGGCATAAAGTTCAATCTCTCTCCCTTTCGTTCTAACGCAACAAATGTCATAGAATAATTAAAAACACCAACGCCATTTGAAACAGATTCTGTAATAACAAAATCTTCAAAGTACCCTTTAAATATCCATCCTTGATAATATAATTCTATGGAAACAGCTAATGATGCTAAAGTCGGAATAAAAGAAGTATCCTGATCATCTGACAGAATAGCCTCATAAGCGCCTTGAGACCCTTTTTTAAGGTTTGTGATATTAGCAGCTAATATATCTGAAACTGTCTGGAATGCTTTATGTTCAGATCGATAAGTGTCTCTTAATACATTAATCCCTTCTACACCAGACGTACCAGTTGATCCAGAAATCTTACAAATGTCTGGTTCTTCTCCCCAATATTGAATAACAAACCCACCTTTTGTTCTTTGTCTAACAATATTTTTCTTCTCTTGTATAATAAATTCGCTTGGATTAATATACATTTGTACATATCCTACACCAGGAACTCTCCAAGACATAAGCTCTCTAGTTCGATATCCAATTGGAGCCTCTGGGCTCATAGATATAACATCTGGAATCTGACCATTTCCTTCAGTTGTCCCAGATGCGCCACCTAATACGTTAGTTGCAAATGAACCCAATGAACTCATAATACCCATAACATTCTCCTATGCGGGCATTGGTCTCCCAGTTAAAGATGCCGCAATCATATCATACACCATTTTTCTACCTTCTTCACTTTTTGTATCTTTCATTACAACCTCAATAATAAACTTTGTTTCATTGGGTGTAATGCTTGCTATTTTTGCAGTTTTATCTGAAGTAACAACATTAGCCGTAGGTCTAATTTCTGTAGGAACGCTTTGTTCTGGCTTTATAGAAGGTTTTATATCTATTAATCTAGCTTTATCTTCATGTGATCTTTTCGCTTCTTCTCGTAAAGAATTTATTTTATCTCTAATATCACTACCTTGAATAGGAACTTCAGTTGTGCTTTTTTCTTTAGAGATATTAGGAGCTGGATTTACATACGTAAAAGGAATCATAGTTGGTTTAGGAGGCTCTACTGCCGCAATAGGCGGCGCAACAGGAGGAACAACTAAAGGCATAGGCGCTGGAGATGCAACACTAGGAGGAGTAACACCAGCAACATTTGCAGGCACTTCTGCAATTACAGGTTTCGGTCCTTTTACACTTTCCACCATACTTTCCGCAGCAGTTTTAACATCTCTTTTAAATGTTTCTCCAGAAGTAATAATATAAGCGGCTTGAACTTTTGAAGCAGCTACAGCCATATCACTAGTTGATCTTAAATAAGCTTCCGCTCCAATACCAGGTTTTTTAGCCGTGGTTCTTGGCCTGTTCTCTGGAACATCATGCGCAACTTTATGAACTGTAGCAGGAGTTATTGGTTTAACAGGCTCAGGTCTTTTGCCTTTATGCATGTCAATACTCCTTCCAGTATATTCGAGTATTTTACCAAATCCACTTATCATTTTTTCAAAATCAGTTGTTTCAATTCCTTTAAATGTATCAGCAGTAGCAAGAGTACTCATATGTTCTGCTATTGCGCCTTGAACATTTGGAGCTTCCATTGCATTTAAAGTAGCAGGAATATCTATAAATGCTTGTCCTATTTCATTAAGACTTGTAGCCCAATTTTCTACGCCAGGAGTTTTACCAGCAAGAGCATTATCTAATTGAGATAATTGTTTATCACCACGCAAAGCCTCTGCAGCTATAACCTTTGCGTAGCCAACAATTTTTTCAAGCGATGTAAGTTGTTTATCTTGAACACTTTTTCCTTCATCCATAAGAGTAGAAAGCTCTTTGCTGCCCTCTACTTGAGTCATACCACCTTCTCTAACCTTCTGCAGAACTTCAAGAACTCTATTTTGGGTTTGAGTATCAGAAATACCAGAAATTTTACCCAACATCTCTCGTTGTAATTGAAATTGAATTTCAAGTTGAGGATTGTTTGCAGCTTCTTCTAATGTAATAACCTTTCCGCCGCCAAACTGAGATAGAGAAGAAGTTAGAGCTTGCAGATTCTTCTCCATGCCCTCTGGGCTCCTCATGGCCAGCTCCAATTGCAAAGCCCCACCCATTGCGCTTCTTCCCTGAGTCATGCCACTCATCATGCCAATGAACGCTCTATTCTGAACAGACATCTTAGCTATACTATTTGTAACATCGGTTACAATTTCCCCAACCTGTCGAATTGGAATTGTGTCTTTTAATGCACCTGTAAAGGTTGCCCAAGTTTTAGCTGCTGCATCTGATTTCTGCCCAAAGATTGCCAATGATTGGCTTGATGCCATAATTTGATCGTCTGCAATCTTTCTGTCTATTCCTGTTTGTTTCGCAGCAGCAGACATTGTAGCCATAGAAGAAATGGTTTCTGTTACAGTCTGATTAAAGTCCATATATCCTTTCTTGGCTCTTTGAGCAGCTTCATCTTCGGACATTCCAAATGTCTTAGCAGCCTGAGATAATTTGCCAAGTTCAGAAACCATATCACTTTGAGTATTTGCAAGATTTTGACCTAATTTAATATTCTGATCTAAAATAATTGGAACCCCTTGCAAAGATTTCATCATTCCATCAAGCTTTTCGCCACTCATAGAATATGCAGCAGCCATACGACGTAATGTAGTTGGATATTCTTCAGATATGTCATCAGCATCTTTAATTGCCATTCCCAATCTAACAAATCCAACCCTGGAAGTGTTTTGAGCTTCAAGAATATTTTTCAATGAAGCATTAATGGCTTCCACTTTTCCAGATAGAATAGACCCCTTTGGAAGTAACCCTTCCAAAACATCAACATTTGCGGCTTTTAATGGATTAAGAAAGTCTCTTGTAACAGAACTTCCAAATGCAGAAATTATACCACTATAGCCTGTAATCTTTTCTACAAATCCCGTAAATCCACTAACAACATTTCCGATTACACTCTTCACTGGACCCATATCCATTCCAGAACTAGAAACCTTATCAAACATTTCCGCCAATGACAAACCAGAATCTCTCGCAGAGTCTAATGCTTTTTTTAATGTATTAACATCAATAGCAGAACTTTTAGCTGAAGTTCCTAATGCATTTTCCGCATTTGCAGCAGCAAGAAGTTCTTCAGGGGTTAAAGTACCATCAGGATTAGGCATTTTTAATTATTCTCCACTAAATGGGATAAACTTGACATCGTCCAACTTCATATCTAAATATTGATTTATTTTCTCATTATTTTTATCTTCTTTAGATATTTTATTTTCATTAGGAAGATTTCTACCAAACAGTTCTTTAATTGTATTTTCAAATTTTTCATCAGGAACAGCAATTGTGTTTTCTCTTGCTTCCCTAACTTTCTGAACACCTTCTGGATTAGAGAACATTGCAGTGTGTTCAGACATATAACGCATAGTTTCAAATTGTTCTTTATCATCAGTATTTATTTGCGTTTGATACCACGCATATTGAACCGCATTTATATTTTGAAACATACAATCATCAACTGGCACTTTAAATATTTTACACAATCTCCATCGGAGCCTGTGCCAGGGCTCCTCGGCTATTTTTTTATTTGTTCAATATCATATTGCGCATCACAGCGTTTTATCATATCCTCATATAACTTCATTAAAGCATTGGTTACAGGACTTTGAAATGCTGCAATAATATCTATCTTCCTCTTAAATGGATCCATTTCCTGATCTGGATGTAAAGATTCTAAAGACTTTCCATCTACACTCTCAATCGCATTTGCAAGAAGATTAATTTGGAAATCAACCAATTCTTCTCTTGTAGAATCTGGACTTAAAGTAGATGTTAACCTAACTCTATCGACCAAATTAAGAGTCTTTAAAAAAAACGTCATCTCGCCAATCTTTTTATGATCTCTAATGCATCCTAATTCAATTAATGATTTAAGATCTACATTAGGATCTACTTTCTCCTGAACAGGAGCTGTACCGACAGAACCAAATACATTGTGCGTTACTTGCGACATACTTCACCTCTATTTTTAGTTTAAATATTAAAACTCTATAATGTGTAGTTACATGAATAGACTTTCATCGACATTTTAGGCAGGAAGAAGCAATAAACTATTACTCTTTAAATGCTGATTCGGTAATCTTATAAATTCCAAGTTCATCCATTGAACCTCTTCTCTTACCAATGTCAGCATCCTGTTCACGAGAACTTCCACCAGTGCTATATCCTGGTTTAATTCCGCCCTGAGCTACGAATTTATCAGAAGTACCAAATGTAGTTCCAATATCCTCGCAGAGAATAGTTGCACCTTCAGAAATAATAAAATCATTTGCTGTATATTTTGGATTATAAGCAGAAAACCAACATCTTTTTAGAGTATGAACAATCCCATCCCCACCAGCTGTATTATCAATAATATCAATATCAAAAGGAACCAGCTGAGATTTAATATTAATAAATCCACGCTGGAAAGCTTCTGTCATACGCATTTTATCAAATACAATTCTATCAACAACAATATCATATTCTGTCGGTTGGTTTGGAACTAATTCTAAAATACCATCTAATCCTACTTCTTTAACTCTTTGAATATTTCTTTTTTGATTAATAACTAAAGATTGAATCGCTCCAACTGGTTTGTTATCTACTTTTACAACGATCTGTGTAGAAAGACCAGTTGATATTGTTCCTGAAAGGTTTGAACCCGTCTGTGGATATGCCATAATTAAACCTCCTATGATGACTATTTAAAATATAGCATCAAGTAACTTTGAACCAAATCCTCTATTATCTACAACTTTATAAAACTTTCCTCTATTTCCCGTCAAATCTGTGACTCTTTCAATTGAGTCATAATCATATTGTATTCCACGAATTCCACCTGTAGACACATTCTTACCATCAGTCACAGAGGTAACATATTCACATACAACATTTGCCGTTTCAAGAATTAAATAATTTTCTGCTTCATATTTTGAAGTATATTGTTTAATCCAACAATTATTATAAGTATGAACAATATGTCCAGAATATGGTTCGGTTTCCTTAATCCCAACTCCTAGCCCACCTAACAAATGTGTTACTTTGTTTAAATCTTTTGTAATATCTCCAGTTTTCAAATGAGTTCCAAAAATTTTATTTATAACATTTTCAGAAGCTCCCGATTCTGGTTTCACTGTAGAACGATCAATTAAACAAATGTCAAATGGTATTCTTTGAGATTGAATATTAATAAAACCTCTTCCAAATGCTTCCGGCAAACGCAAACTATCAAACACTAACCTATTTATAGTTAAACTAATCTTAGTAGAACCTTTTGGATGAATCTCAATTATCCCATCATTACCAATTTCTTCTACAAACGTCATGTCTCTATCTTGGGATGCATTAATTGATTGTATCGCCCCAACAGTTGTATTAAAGACTTTAACTAAAATTTGGGGTGATAATCCAGCGTTTAATGATCCACTCAGTATACTTCCAGAACTAGGATACGACATTTTGAGAAGTGTACTCCATATACCTATTGTATTTCCTTTTCAAATAATAAGTTGCATCTTTATATAGCCAATCTAAAATTTCATAAGATTGATTTCCATTAAATTCTAATGTATACAAATTTGAATCCTTTCTCTTTGCCACTTTTGGGTTTCCAGCTTCACTATTATATAATCTTATATTATCAGAAACCCATTGTAATAATTCTTTAGATCCAGAACTACTGCCAACTCTAGGCATTTCATGTTCTTTATGCCATCCTACACACCCATCTCCATCTATATATCCTCTTATAAAATGGCTAATCATATTTCTTGGCAATTGAATAGGTGGTTTATATACTAATGACTTGGCCGCAATCACATTAAAATTTTTTCCTAAATCTAATATCATTTGTTTTGAGTTTACATAAACAGAACAAAATTCTTTTTCTTTCCCAAAAACAATTTTTTTCCTTTCTGTTATTTTAGTGTTTCCTTTTATAAAATTAACAAATTTTTCAATATGATTTCTATCAATTATTGATAGTTCCAAAGACAGTCTATATTTTCCAATATTTCCATCTGCGGCTATAAATCCAGCCCAATAACAACTCTCAGGTGTATATGTAGAAAAAATATTATCATCTTGATATCTTCTAATGGTCTTTTTTACACCAAGTTTTTTAAACCTGGCAAGTAGAGTCCACTTCGACACTCCAAACCTACTTGCCAATGAATCTAAACTTTCATCAGCTTCGATATAGATTTTTGCAATTTCGACATAATCTATATCGAAGCCTTTTCTTCCTGGTCTTATCCATGTTTTATTAGGCTTTTTTAATTCTTCCATTTATTTCTCCCGGAATAATCTACAGGATTCCTACAGAAACATCGATGAAAATCCAGTTTACTCCATAGTTTGGTTGTACTTGTAGGGAAATATTCCATTGTCTTGGTTCAACATCATCTCTGGCAACTGAAAGATTTGCATAAGAAGTAATCCAATTTTGTGACACAAAAGCATTTAATAATGACATTGCTCTTGACGTCATAGAAGGAGCTGTAGTTGGATCTTCTGGTTGTCCAATGAAAGAAGCAAATCCGCTACGCATTGTGCGAGCAATTTGATCACGAACAAACACAATAGAAATTTCTTCTTCTTCTGGATAGCCACTTTGTGTAGTTGTTTTGCCATGTTGAACTTTTCCGCCGCCTGTAACTGGTTGAACAACCGTAATACCAGCAGAACCAAGCCTATTAAGTTCAACATCCTTAAACATTTTTGTGTTAAGAATTGTGAAACCAACTAATGTTTTATAAGTCAAAGGCATAACAATATTTGGATTTCCTGCATGCCATCCAGCAGCAGCGGCAGCCATATAATATCCAGGAAGAGTAATCGCAGAACCACTAACAACTCTAACAATCTCATCAGGATAGAAGTAAACAACACGGAAAGAATCTCCAAATGCCAATGGAACACTATAATCTGCAAGATCTTCAATGTTTCCATCAAGAATTTCTTCTGCACTGTCTCCTTGAATTCCCTCAAGGATTCCGATATCTTCTACTGCGACCATTGAAACGCCAGTAACATTATCAACGGAAAGCCCATCCATAGCCCCTGTGAAAAGAAGCCTCTCTCTCTTATAATAAGTTGCAGACATTCTCTCACAGTGAACTCTAAATGCCTGTTGAATAACCGAGAAAGTACGTGTTGGTAATGGGACAAGAATCTGGACATCTTGTGTCTCAAGCTTATCAAGAGCTTCAGCCCAGCCAGCATCATAGAAATCAAAATCTAAAGTATCAATATAGGTAACTCTGAGTCCAGTGTGTAACGCCAATGCCAAATCTGTTGTTAACAGGATTTTTTGAGAATCACCACTAGAATCAATTAACTGCCAATCAACGCTTGATTCATTAATGAAGTCACCACTAGATCTGGTAAGTCTAACATTGTGCTCATCAATAATAGCAATAATTTCCCAACGTCCAGCATTAGCTGTAGAGGTATGATGAATATCAATATATCTTGTATCGCCATACGCATCTTGCGCTGTAAAGTTTGCGGATGGGCTATAGAAAGTACCAACATGGCTACTAGAATAAGTTACTACACCATCAGATGCACCATCTGTTACCTTATCATCTGTAATAACAGTATAGCTATAGGGAGTTCCGCTTAAAGAAGGATTCATAAAAGCAGCCATTAAGTCCGTGCTAACGCCTGTTGTCTCATATGTTGAAAACGCAGCAGTAATGGTTGCACCATAGAAGTTAACTTTATTTGGGAAAATCTGCTCTTCTGTTCCATCTGTATTCTGAATAAAGAAGTGAACATTAGAATCTCCATCTGGTTTTCCAGGAGGAGTAATTGTAAAAATTAAATCATCTGCAGTTGCATGCCCTGATGCACCACCTTCACCAGTTACAGAACTATAAATTGGAAGAACAATTTCAGACATCCTACGTGGCAGAGGAGGCTTTGCTTGTAATGCCATAACCTCAGTTGCTCCGTTCTCAAAAGCCATCTGAGCACCAAGAGAAAGAGTATTTGTAACACTTGCACTGCCATGCTTAGCAAATAATTTAGCAGGATCTGTGAACCTAGTAGGAGTATTGATATCAGTTTCTGCAATATACTTTGCTTCAAGAGTATCACGAGATTTAAGAACTCTACTTTGAATCTGAATTGTAAACTTATCACCAATATCAAAGGGAGTATTAGGAGAAATATTGTAAATAGCAAAAGAAATAATTCCATTGCTAACAGTTACCCCATTACTTCTCCATAAATATGGTTGTCCAAATTGATCTAATACTTGCCCACTAACACTGCCAGAGGCAACAAAGACGGCCTGCCCACGAATAGGAGCGCCACCACCATCCCTCAACACGCTAGCACAACGAATTGTCCAAGTTTCACTTGGAGCATTTGTATCAACTAAAGTTGGAGTAGAAAGATATCCATCACCAGTATTAGTTATACTTGCTTTATAGTAAGCGCCACCTAAATCTACAAAAGATGCCCTTTGTAATTCAATCTCTCCAGTTTCAGGATCTACCTTTGCATCATAATATGAAGAGAAAGTAGTTCCATCAATAACACCCTCAAGCACTCTTAACTCACTACCATTAAGAGTAAGTTGAGTACGATTTACAACAACTGGAGAATTTGCTAACAGGAAATACCTGCCATAGCCATCAGACGCAGTTGTAAAATCCGGATTGAAACCATCGGTCCCATCGCCCTTTGCAGAGTCAACAATAACTTCCTCTCTTAACCCTTCGCCAACTACTGCCATAATACGAAGACCGCCTGGAATAGACACGGCCTTAGAAAGAGTTCTTACTCTTGACACTACCTGTGGTTGTATATAACCTAAGATACCAGGAATATTTGGCATTATTTCGATCCTCCAAAATATTTTTGTTCAGTCTTCATTTCTCGTACTTTTGTTAGAATTATCCTAAACAAATAACTCAAGTTTATATATTCTTATTGATAGAAAAAATTGTATTAAACGTTGGAAATCATTAGCGTATTGAAAGAAATACAGTGGTCTATCAATAACTTTATATAAATATGGAGACAATAAATATGCCAATATGTAAAAATTGTAACAAAGAATTCCCTAATAAAATCAACATAGAAGGAAGCTGGTACAATCTTACAGGCAGAAAATTCTGCATTGAATGTTCTCCTATAGGAAGCAGAAATACAAGATCATATATAATAAAATTAAATGATGACGAGGCATTTTGCAGCAGATGTAAAAAAACAAAATCTAAAGATGAATTTTATTCTAGAAAAAATAATGGCAAACCATTTAGTTACTGTGTTGCATGTCAAAGTGAAGTTAAAAATTTAAAATTAGAAGAAAAGCTAGACCGAATAATACAAATGCGCGGTGGCGCATGCCAAGACTGTGGCAATGTTTTTCCTGCACCTGTTTATGAATTTTATTCAGAAGAAAATATATTTCACATTAGTAAGGCAAGAAATATGTCATTAGAAAAATTATTACTTCAATTAGAAAACTATATAATGATTTGTAAGAACTGTAGTGCAATTAGAAAATGGGAAAAAGTTTAATCATCAATGGAATCAACAACAGTTGAAAACTGAATACCTCTATGTCCTAACACTCCCATATTGAAACAAAAATTAATTGCTTCAATAAGATTACTTGAACTTATAGGTATTTCTCTTCTCCATTCGGAAAAAGTCGTTAACGTAAGATCTTGCAAATAAACCTTTTCATTTCCCCAGTCTTCCTCTCGTTCCCCGCCAATATCAACGGATTTAATAAAAAGACCACTTTCATATAATTCTTGTCTTATCTTTGCAATAAAAAATGATGATACAATATCAGTTAATTCTTCTCTATCCGGAACACTTTCTGCAGCAATAGTAATTGTAAAACTTTGATCCCAGGCTCCTGCAATAATTGTAGCTGTTGGAACCCTAACATATGAATGGCCACCATAACCATCAAGTACTAAATCTACACGATACTTAGTAGTATGTTCTTGATTAAAAGAAACATGATATGTTCTTCCAGAAGCATAACGAGTTACAATAGCTGGCCAATATCTTTTATCATATCTAAAGATATCTCCGATATATATTCTTGTAGTTCTTGTTTCCTGCATGTCTGGTGGTAAGTCTGTCATATCCGGAGTCAAAGGGAAACCAAAAGCATCGGTACGATATTTATAAAAAGTATCTTGTTTGAAATACTCCCTCAAAGCATCAATAATAAGGTTCTTCGCATGAGAAACCGAAGTTTGTTGTACGAAATCTGATAATTTAAAAAGATCAGAATATACTCTGTGGCCTGTTGCCATGTTTTAGACTCCTGGATATGGAACTCTTAATAATTGCTGATCTGGAGTTACATTAAATACAACACTTGAATTAATTACATTCTCCAAAAGATATTCTGCTTTATATTGCCCAGTAGAAAGAAAACATTGCCATTCTCCAGCTCTATTTGTTTTTGTTTCCCTAACAACCTCATTGTTCTCATTTACAATTTTAACAGAAACACCCGATAACATCCTATTATCCTTTTTAAGTTTACTCATAACTCTTGACGTACCAGGTTTCAAAACTTCTTCTTTAAGAGGTTGAACAACCTGAGTAATCTTTGGCCCTTCTTTAGCTATAGCAATAATTTGTTTTTGTTCTGTCTTAATTTCTAATCTGTTTAAAATTTGCTTTGTATTGTGTTCAATTACATCAAACCTTCTAGATAACAATTCTACTTTTTCACAAAGCTCTTCTAATAATTCTATACCTGACTTTGACATACTTACTCCTTTTATAAAATATAAATAACATTAATTGAACGAATCGTCATATCTGATGCAATAACACTAGATTCAACTATTACGGAATGGATACATCCTTGACCCATAACAACAGGAACACTAGGAGTATCAGATACTAATGTCCTTGTATGTAAAACACCAGCATAGCTAGGATCCCCATCAAACGCTGCAATTACACTGCTTGAAGAAGTATAAGTATCTTTTTTATACCACGCTGTTTGTATAGTTCCAGCTGCAGAACCAGTATATGTCAAATATATTTGTATTGCTAATATTGTTGCCCCAGCAGGAACACTCTCATTTCCAAAAGAAATAATAAGCCTAGAATAGTCAGTTAGGTAAGATCCAGAACTAGTTGTGACCCAACCTGTATCATCATTCCCCCAAGATCCCCTGCCATCTGAAGCTCTACTTGGCAAAACCCAACTAGCTGGAGAAAGAAAAACACTATAAAACTCACCAAAATTACAATAATTTGATCCAGTAACAGTAATTTTAGAAGGAAGAAAAACAATATCTCTTAAATTATTAAACGCACAAACCGAATCAGAGGTATCTGTTAAAATTGTTATTGGTGTTAATGTTGCATAAGTGGCACTACTTCCGTTTGTAACTGTAAATGTATTGCCAATAACATTACAACCTTTAAAAGCATACACGTACAATATCATATCAACGTTTGCATTTGTATGAGCTGAATTAAATAAATTATTTGTTATAACAATCTGTTCTCCAAGAGTATTAGATGCAATGATGCTAACAAGAGATTGAGTACAAGTTGCACTTGTATTAGCAAAACTATTTCCAGTAATCAAAAGATCTTTTATTACATTATTAGGGGGAATTCCGGTAATATCCATTGCATAACTACCCTTAGTTTCTACAATATTATTTGAAACAATAGTTCTCATAGTATTTCCATACATTGCAATTCCTATTGTTGACTCTATTATTGTGTTTCCACTTATCATAAAATCTTTACCTGCAAAATCAATAATATGAATTGCCGCACAGTCTGTCGTATGATAATAATTTACCTTTCTAATAATATTTCCAGAAATATTCAATCCAGTTGTTGCAGCCCCAAGGCAATAAATGCCATTAGCCACGCCAACATTATCAACAAAATTCTGTAAAATATTATTAGAAATATTGATATTACTAGCACTATAAAGAGTAGTTATACCAATCATGGAATCACTATTACCAGAAATAGTAGTAAGTTCAGAACTATATATTCTATTACTATTTATATTTAAATCTAACACTATCCCAACAACTACGGTAATACCACATCCATACAAGAAAGTGCCAGAAATAACATTATCATTAATCATACAATTTGACAATAGAGATGCACCATAAACAGAAATGCAAGCAGGAATATGAGCTGGTCCTGCCGCACCACTAATATTTGTTAACAACAAATTGTTATCTGAAATAACTAAATTAGACACAGTATAAGCATCATGGCGAACTAAAATACCACAATCCAATGTTTTCAAACTAAACAAATTATTTCTACAAATCATCATTCTGCTATTTTGAGTATTATTGCAATAAATCATTCTATAGCCATATGATAAAGTAGTATCTACTATATTACATTGAATATTATTATTCATAATAGAAATATCACTATAATTTACATCATCAATATAAACAGAATATAAGAAATTAGAAAGAGTATTTACAATCATATTGTCATAAATATTTGTCATACCTACTGTTCCAACAGCATTTATAGAACTACCGACTGCTATAGGAAAACAATAATTAAAGATCATATTTTTTCTAATGTTAATATAATTGCAACGATAACAGAAAACTCCATACACATTTGCCAATTCTAAAAGGGTTCTGCTACCATAGGAATCATACAATTGATTATCACTAATATCTAATCCATAAACATTATCCATCCAAATCGCAGGGCCGTTACCTAATATTATATTGTTCTTTACATTAAAATTAAAACCATAACTATCTAAATAAGTTGAGCCACCCTTTATTAGAGCAGCATAAGGATCTGCTTGAACTGCAGGATTTGTATTGTTAATAATATTACCTTCAACGTATACATTTGAAATAGATTGGGCGCGGGATGTTCCGGAATAAGTAACAAAAATTCCATTATCAGTGTGAACTCCTGTAATAATGTTTTTTGTAATATAGATGTCTTTTGCCGTTCCAGTCTCCACACATCCAATACTTCCATACAACATATTTCCATCAATTTTTATAATGTTATCATTTACAAAAGTATTGTAAATTCCACCAGTTCCAGATAAATATATTGCCTGAACAACTACTGCGGCAACAGAAGAATAAATTGAATTACAAGAAATATATTTATCACTTGCACAATTTTCTACATATATAATTCCAACTTTATTATAACTGTTCATTATAATATTATCTTTAACAGTTAGTTTTCCTAAAATTCCTTGATTGTGAATTACACAACTAATATTATAATTGCTTGTAATAGAATTATTTGTAATTGTTACATCTGTTCCAAATGGAACCGTTAAAATGGCATTGTATTTTGTAAAGATTCCAATTCCACAATTTAAAATCATATTGCTATCAATGAAAGCTCCATTGGCCCCATCTGACAAAATAGAATAAGATTCAATACCAGAATATGTCAATTGGCAATTAGTAATACTGTTTCCATTTATAAATAAATTAATTACTCTTTCCGTAACAATGCCATTTGGCAACCCTTCATCAATGTGATCGTTGACAAGTGTATTATTGTATATATGTACATCACCAAAATAGCCTCTATATGGATTCTCAATTCCACCAATTGAAATCAATCCAGATGTAAAATTAAAAGCAGCTGACAGTGCAGCATATGCTCCATCATTATATGCCATTATAATCGAATTCCTAATATAATTATCGTGCAATTGTAAATTTGTAATATTTGGCACAGTATAACTTAAACTGCTACGTAAAGTTTCCACAGTGATTCCGGCAAACATTAGGAAAGAATTATCGTCAATTACATTGCCAGAAATTTTAATACCATGCCCTAAACCATTTGCTATACCGACAGTAATAGCTGAAGCAAGACACATAGCACTAATATGATTTCCATGTATCTCAATGCTTGTTAGCTCCATTCCATTTATAAATGCATATATTAGTCCCAATTGAACACTTGAATTAACAGATATAATATGAGCTGGAGCGAAAGATGCTAAACTGCCAAAGTTAGCAGTTGCAGCTGCCCAAAAATCTGCGGCAGAAATTGTATTCTTATAAGAGATCACGTTGTTATTAATTGAACAATTATACACAATACCGTTAAGATTGATTATGCCGGACCATAAGACAGCCTCATATGGTC